TTTTATTTTTTTGATTTTATTTTTTATTTGTTCCCCTGTTTTTTTTGTTGATAAAATCTTTTTTGATTAATTTCTTAAAAATTTCGCAAGCCAACTTTTTAAATAAAGCTTGGTCTGATCGCGCGTTGCGCCGCGTAACCTTCTTTTTATTAATGCCCTAAGAAGAGCTTGTCTTTGTGCCGGGTTAGATTTTTCTTTTTGCATTTTTGCTCCTGATTTTGTTTTTAAAAAATTACTTTGATAAACCCATCGGCATCTTCAAACCAAAAATCACAAAAATCGCCATTTTCCGCATCAGCACAATCGCCGAATTTATGATCTTGTTGTAATTTTATAAATTCTGGATTTTCTAAAATTTTTTCTTCCGCCGCAATCATCAATGCAATGTCTTCTGAATTAAAATTTTTAGGTGTTTTGATTGTTGTTAAAATTTCCATTTTTGCTCCTGATTTTGTTTTTAAAATTTAGCTAATTTTTAGCGCGCCTAGTTCTCTCAATTTTTTTTCATCTTTTCTAAGGAGCGCAACCATAATTTCACATTCGCGTTTATTTTTTAAATCTGCCAATCTTTTTACTTCCGCCGCCGCCGCTTGCTTCGCCAGCTCTTTAGAGCATTGAAAGATTTCGCCTAAAGTCTCAAGTTTATAATTTTCCGCAAGTTTCCAATGCACGGCAATGATTTGCCCCTTTTTGACTGTTACGAATTTTTTTTCTATAAAAGCGCCGCAAAAATGATAATCTTTAAAATCTGTTTTTTGCGCGGTAATTGGATTTTTTAGTAAAATTTGGTTATGCTTCATTTTCTGCCCCTGATTTTAGTTGTTAAAAGTTTTAAGAATTTTTAATTGGCTTTTGCCAACAACCCAACTGCTCGTGCCGCCCTCGCGCCATCCTTCAATCAATTCTAAATGATTGCGCCCGTCTTTTTTTGTGATTTTCCACAAACCATCGTGACCACCGCGCCCGCGGCCTGAGTTATCGAATACGCAAATTTTTACTTCAATCTTGTCTAAAAATTCAGTATTTTTAAAACGAAGTAAATTAGCCGCGCCATTTTGCCAACGGCTCTTATTGTCAATTGTGATTAGTGTCGATTTTCTAAAAGCCATTTTTGCTCCTGTTTTAGTTATTATTAATTTACTTATTCTTTTTAATTTCTTTTTTTTATTTAGTCAATAATTAATTTTTAATTAGTTAAATAAAGAGGGGCTGCAAATTCGTATAACATGAACCCGCCACCAAAATTGCTAAAATGGCTACGTTCTTCAATCTGTTTTTGAGTCCAAGATTGCAAACCGTAATTATATTTTTTTTCGTCTGGTCTTTTATATTTTACAATGACCATTTCTCTATCGCCGCAAAATTGAGGCGGGTTTTTCCCTGCTCTTAAATTTTTAATTATTTCTTTTTCTTTTTGCATTTTCTGCCCCTGATTTTGTTTTTATTTTTGTTTTTTTTGGTGTGCCATCATCTTAAACTTTAAGAAAATAACATGCAAGCAATTAATTAAATAAAATGTAAAATAATTTAAAAAGAATTAGATCAAGGGGCAGTAAGGCGCACGCAATAAAACAAAGATAAAGCCTTGAGGCTGTAGGCAATGCAAAGATTAAGAGCTGCAAAAACGCGCTGTTATTGCTGCCGTAAAGAAATGATTTAAGAAAATGAAAAAATAATTTAAAAAAAACTTAAAGCAAAAACAATAATTGCATTTATTTTTTGTGAGTTTAACATGCAAAAATCTTGTCAAGATTAATTTTTAATTATGTAGCAAAATGACAGAAGACAAAGTAATTAACAAAATCATTACTAATGCTTAAAAAACAGTTAATAGTAAATCCTTTTCTAATCGCTCAAATCGAATCCGAAGGAAAAGAAATTAGAAAAGTTATTAAAGATAGTAAAATATTGATGGCAACTTTCGTTAATCCGATTGATCGCTTATTCCGTAAGGGTGTTTTGTCAAGACAAGAATATTTTGCAGGTCGCAAATATTGCAATGATTATAATCTAGCTAATCTTTCCAACCATTCTCGCCCGATGTATGATGGTTCTGCTCCATCTAAAACAGGTAAACCTTCAGAAAAAACCCTCTCAAAAAATCAACTAGAAGCAAGTAAATTTATTCATGAAGCCCAAAAAGCTATCTATGCTCTTAATGCTCAACAAAAGAGATCGAGAAAACTACTGGAAATCCTTCAATTAGTATTCGAACAAGAGAAAAGCTTTAACTGTGTTGAGAAGATGTTAGGCATGAATCATTCGGTTTTAGAAGCGAGAGTTAAATTAATTTGTCAAAAATTATTAGAGTTATGATTAAAAAAGAATTTGTAAAATGCGAATGCTGCTCTCGCTGGGACGCAAACCTTGGAAAAAGAGTTTATAAAGAATTTGATTATCCACTTCGATTACGCGTGAAGATAGAATACGTTTAAAATATTCTTTTATTCAATATTTAAAAGATCGGGAAAAAATCACTACTTTAATATTTAACAAATATCATGAGCACGGCTTAGAGAAGCTTTTAATATTTCTTGAATTATCAGGGATTCAGCATAAAATAGAAAATGTAATAAAAAAGAAAAGATTAGAAGCTATGTATCTAAAAAAAGATCAACTTGGATATATTTTGCATAAAATGTACCCGCAACAATGTAACAAAATTACTGAATTTTCTTTGGAAAAAAGAGAAAAACTAGATCATTTACAACAAATATTTTTATCTGTTTTAAATGACGATCTTAAATTTGAAAATTTTGATTTTGAAAAAGGAGATTTATTTGCAAATTCTTAAAATAGTTGTTGCTTTTAATAATCCAAAGTTGATTATGTAGAAATCTAGTGTGGGTTTTATCACATTATTGTTTTTTTCAAGCCGCTCCAGCGTAACAGTTGGGCGGCTTTTTTATTGACCAAAATTTCCCCATGTTATGAAAATGAAAGCAGCGCTTAAAAAAGTAGAAGCTTCTAAAGCTGATAAGAGAGAAGACAAAGCGGCAGCCAAAAAGATTATTGCTAACGCTAAAAAGAAATAAAATGAAAGAAAAGAAGCTAACTCCGAAACAGAAAGCTTTTGCTAGGGAATATGTTAAAGAAGGAAATGGAACACAAGCTGCAATTAAAGCGGGATATAGTAAAAATACGGCACAAGAAATTGCCTATGAAAACCTCAGAAAACCTCAGATCAAAGAGGTAATTGAAGCAAAACAAGCTGTTTTAGCTGAAAAAGCTCAGGTTTCTGCGGAATTTGTGATAAATAATTTTTTGGAAATTTTAAACTTTAATAAACAAGTTGAAGAATTTACTCAAGGTGACGGAGAAAATGTTCGAGTTAAAAAGAAGATGATTGATGCACAAGCAGCTTTGAAAGCAAGCGAGCTGCTAGGAAAACATCTCGGTTTATTTGTGGATAAACTGCAAGTAACTGGAAAAGATGGAAAAGATTTGATACCAATTGAAGAGCGGAAGACGAACTTAGCTCGGAAACTGGCTTCATTCTTAGCTAAAGAGACAATAGATAATAAAGATTGATTGTAACCTCCCTGTTGCCACGCGGGGAATGTCAAGTTTTTTTTTATCATTGTCAACAAGAATATTTAATATTTTTTAAATATTTCTTAATAAAAGTCTGTTTTTGGTTAAAGTGTGTCAAATTGGCACTCATTAGATCATCACCAGACTATATTAAATTAATTTTATAACCAAACATTCATGGCACTTTCGACAAAATTAAATGAGATGCGAGTTCGTGATAATACAACTTTTGCACTCGAACCGCCGTTGTCAGTTAATAATTATGTGTTACCTGCAAATACTGCGGTAAATATTAATATTTCTGATTTGGTGGATTCTGCTGGTATAACTCCTAAAGCTATGCTTTTTAGCGGATCTGCAAATTATTATGTTCTTTGGAATGGAATTGACGCAACTGCTCCCTCGGCTTCGATAGTTAATGGAACGGGTGCGGAATTTATGCCAGCAATTCGGCGTGTTGGCGCTAACATCACTAGGTTTAGCGTTGTTAGTCCAGTTGATTGCGTTCTTACAATCGCTCTTTATTCACAAGTTAACTAATTAAATAATATGACAATACAAAAAATCGCAAATTTACAAGGTCAAGACTTCAACGGAAGATTTGGTCTTCTTTCAACTGGCAGAGACAACAAAGATCAAATCGTTGCTCAAACTTCAAATGGTCTTTGCTTACAAAACAAATGTGAGTTTGGTCTTTCAAAAGTAACAACAATTACTTCTGCTCAATTGTTAGCATTATTTACAACTCCTGTAGAAATTGTCCCAGCGCCAACCGCAGGTTTTGCCAACATTCTAAAATATGTTGTCATCAGACACGGCGCAGGAACGGCTTACGCTGGAATTGCCGCTGGTGAAGATTTGGTTGTAAAATATGCAGGCGGAGCGCAAGTTTCTTCTGTAATTGAAACAACTGGCTTTTTAGATCAAGCAACCGCTCAAATCCGCTATGCTAATGCTCCAGCAACAACTGGATCAACTGCTGGCGACATTGCGCCAATTGACAACACTGCATTACAATTAGCTTTGTTGGTAGGAAATATTACAACTGGCAACTTCGATTTAGAAGTTTTAGCGGTTTATGATGTTGTCCCAACTGATTTTGCTGCTTAATGCTTGACGAAATTCTGGCAAGATTATCAAAGAACCTAACTCCCCAACAGTTTGAACAATTGGAGCAAGAGGTTAATGAAATCTTGCCAGACGAGGTCTGGTATCCCAACGCTGGACCTCAAACAGACGCTTACCTTTCCAAGGCTGATATTCTTCTTTATGGAGGGCAGCCGGGTGGGGGGAAAAGTGCTTTACTTCTGGGTTGCTCACTCACACAACATCAAAGAAGCTTAATAATCAGAAAACAATTTACAGATTTAGAAGCTGTGGTTGATGGATTACAAGGAATTTTGAAAACTTCGGAAGGAATTGTAAGGGGCAATCGACCAAAATATAAAAGTCCAGACGGACGGATCATTTCATTTCAAGGAATGGGATCATCTGGCGAGCTTGACACTGGCAAACAAGGTAACGCTTTCGACTTCATTGGAGTTGATGAAGCTGCACAATTGCCAGAAAATGACATCCGATTAATGATCGGTTGGAATAGAACGACAATTAAGGGTCAAAGATGCAGGATTATCTTAGCTTCAAATCCTCCAGTAAATTCAACAGGTGATTGGCTAGGAACTTTCTTTGCCCCTTGGCTTGATCCAAAATATCACAATCCAGCTAAGTTTGGTGAGTTAAGATGGTTTATCTTCAATTCTGAAGGCAAATCTCAAGAAGTTATTGACAAGAGCGTAATTACAATTGACGGCGTGGATTATTACCCGCACTCAAGAACTTACATTCCTGCCAGACTTGAGGATAACCCATATTTAAATCCCGCTGACTACAAAAAGAATTTACAGACAATTCCCGAGCCTTTTCGTTCACAATTACTTTCGGGAAACTTCTTGGCAGCAAGAGAGGATCAACAAAATCAAGTTAATCCGACAATTTGGGTTCAAGCGGCTATTGCTAGACACGAACAAAGAACAATTCCACCACAAGGAATTCCTATGTGTAATATTGGCTTAGATTGCTCTGCTGGTGGAAAAGATTTTGCGTGTCTCGTTACCCGCTACGATCATTATTTTGGGAAAATAGTTAAATTTAAGACTACTCAAAACGATGCTGGTGAGGAAATGCTGGCAGAACTCATAAAGAATAGAAGAGATCGCTCGCACATTACAATTGATATGGGTGGCGGATATGGTGGCAGCGTTTGGAAAATGTTAAAAGATTCCATCGGAACTGAAATGATGGTGGCTTTTAGAGGTGGTGAAACACCTTCTCGAAGAAGTTCAGACGGTAAATTAACCTTTACCAATGCCAGATCGCAAGCTTATTGGGAATTTAGAGAAGCTCTTAATCCCGAACAAGATGGTGGTTCTCATATTGAATTGCCAAATGATCCAAGAATGTTAGCTGGTTTAACTGCGCCTACTTTTGAAATTAGAGGCGTTAAAATTCAAGTTGAGCCAAAAGAAAAAGTAAAAGAAAAACTAGGTTATTCTCCTGATGAAGCCGATGCCGTAGTAATGGCATGGTGGGGCGGGAGAAAAGGATTAATACCAGAAACAATGCCAAGATTTAATTTTAATCACATTAGACCAACAAAAATGAACGATAAATACGCAGAACGGAGGGGATTATAATATGGCAGACCCAGTAACAGCAGCCGTCATAACAACTTCATTGTTTGCGGGTATAAAAACAGGAACTACGCAATCAACGGCATCAGGCGACACCAAGGGGGTTCAATCTGGATTAAAACAAGTAGGTCAAGGAGACTTAAATAAACCAAATCAAAAACTTCAAAATAATCTTCTTAAACCAATTTCTACGCCGCAAGTTGCCCCAACTCCTGACAGTGCAGCAGTGCAAGCGCAAAGAGCTAACACTCTAACGCAATTACAACAAAGAAGCGGAAGAGCATCAACTCTTTTAACTAATCAATTTGGTGGCTAATGGCATTTAATCCAAAAACCCAATTTTTAATTACAAGAGCGCAAACACTCTTGTCGTCTAAGACTCAATTAAATTCGTTCTGGCAGAATGTAGCCTATAACTTTTATCCGCAAAGAGCTTTTTTTACTAGGACAAGCGCTTTTCCATATGGTCGTGATTTTGCCAGTAACCTTACAACATCTTATCCTCTTTTAATAGCTAGGGATTTAGCAAGTTCGATTTCAACTTATCTTCGTCCCGCAGGTGAACAATGGTTTAAAATTTCCATTGCTAACAATAAAAAAGAAAAAATCTTAAGCGACGAAAGCCGTGAATTTTTAGAATGGGCAACAGAGCAACAAACAAATTTTATTTATGATCGCGAATCTGGCTTCCAAAGAGCAGTAGATCAAGGCGATTATGATTATTCAGTGTTTGGACAATGCGCTATTTCGATTGAAATTGATTATAAGACCAAAAATTTACTCCACCGCTGCTGGTTATTAAGAGATTTAGCTTGGCAAGAAGCTGTTAATGGACAAATAAACTTTGTAGTGCGCCAATGGAAAACTAATATTCGTCAAGCTTACGCTCAATTTGGCGACAAGTTAAGTCCTCAAACTATAAAGAGACTTGCCGAAGAAGGCGATTGCAACATTACTTTATATCATATCGTAATGACAAACGAAGATTATTACACTTCTTATAGCGACACGGCAACAAAGGATCGTAAAATTAAACTTCCTTTTGTGTCAATCTATTGCCAATTAGAAGAAGAACACGAAATTGAATGCGTTGGATCGCCAACAATGATCTACTGTATTCCGCGCTGGCAAACTGTTTCTGGCTCACAATATGCTTATTCTCCTGCTGTTGTTGCTGCCTTGCCTGACGCGAGATTGCTTCAATCAATTACTCTTTCGCTTTTAGAAGCTGGTGAGAAGGCAGTAAATCCTCCTATGATTGCTCATGAAAGCGCAGTTAGATCGGATATTTCTTTAATCGCTAACACTATTTCTTGGATTCAAGAGGGTTATGAAGGGAAAGTTGATGATGCTGTTAAGGTAATGAATCTTGATCGCTCTGGTCTTCAATATGGCTTACAAATGCAAGTTGACACAAGAGCGCAATTAACAAGAGCATTCTATTTAGATAAACTTTCTCTTCCTGTATTTGATGCGGCAATGACAGCAACAGAAGTGAGACAAAGAATCCAAGAGTGGATTAGGTCTGCTTCTCCTTTATTTAGCACTCTTCAAGGCGAATATAATAGCCAAATGTGTAAAATGCAATTTGACACTTTGATGCACGTTAGAGCTTTTGGCGCGCCTGAAACTATTCCTGAAGAATTGCAAGGCGAAACTGTAGATTTTACATTTACTTCGCCACTTATCGAAGCCAAAGGTGCAGATAAAGGGCAGAAATTTATTGAAATGATGGGCGCAGTTGCTCAAACAATCCAACTTGATCCTTCCGTTCGCTTCCTTCCAAATGCTACTCTTGCTTTAAGAGATGCTTTAGATGGTCAAGGAATACCTGCTAAATGGCTAAATGATGAAGAAGAAGTTGAAGAAATGAAAGCTAACGAACAACAAGCACAACAACAACAACAATTTATCCAAACCCTAGCTCAAGGCGGACAAGCTGCTGAACAGATAGGGAAAGGGGCGCAAGCAATTAATCAAGCGGGGTTAGAATAATGTCTAAAACCAAAACTTTATTTGCTAAAAACTTCTTTGGCGCAATTGATTTAAACGACCTTATTAAGAAAGACGAAGTAATTGCCCTTCAGAAAGTAGCTAAAGGCACAGCGAACGAATATGAACAACAACTAGCTTACTCGATTATCATTAACAAGCTTTGCAGATCCGCAGCGCCTTCGTTTAACGAAAGCCATGCAATAACAAGTTTCAATGAAGGTGTCAGACATGTTGGGGCTCC